CCGACTAACTAATCCTGCATGTATTTTTCCAGATTTTGTTAACTGTATAATTTTTTTCGTTTCATTTTCTAATTTTTTATATACTGAAATCATACTGTTTACGACAAATGATTCTTTTTTTTCATCATATGAACTATCAGAATTATTCGCGTTAACTTCCTCATCAAATCTATTAAATTGTTGAATAATCCATTTGTCTATTTTTTCTATACGTTTACATGTTCCCATTTTATCAACAGATTTCTTTAAACTAATTAATTTATTGAGTTCATCAACAGTATCTTTATCCACACACCTCATTTCTATCAATTTATTCAGTAAAATATTAAAATCAATTATTATTTCATTTTGTCCATTATTACTTTCCATAAGATATTGTAATGTTGCAATAGGTCTGATAACATAAAAATATTTTTTACAATTCACTTCGTTCTTTTTGGGTAAAACATTATTTTTGCTGTTATCGTTTTGACAATTCACTTCGTTCTTTTTGGGTAAAACATTATTTTTGCTGTTATCGTTTTGACAATTCACTTCATCCTCATCAGAATTAGTTATATTAATATGTGTCTCCCAATTAGTCCATGCAATGGATTTATAATGATACATCAACGACAGCTTGCTATGCATTTTACTTAATAGTTTTAAACACATCTCTTGAAAATTCATTCTATTGATATATATAATGGGAGAATATAACCATTCAATTATACTCGGATTACTTTGCTTCAAATGACTCATCGCTTTTGTTATATCCCAACCCTGCCAATCGTATATTTTATCATCGGAAAAACCTGTTATAGTTTCAGTCGTATTATCTGTTCTCATCATTATATATTCTACAGGATCATTATGTTTATATACAAATCTGACATCATAATCCGAACTATCTGAACCAAATCCCCATACTCGACTTCCTGCTTCGACAGCGTAAATTACTGTAATATTATTATCTTTTTCTAGTTTGTTAAGTATTTCATTTATTCGTGCCATTTGTTGAATTAATAATAAAAATTTAAAATAATATACCGAGAGATAAATAAATAATTATTCAATTTTTAACGAAGATCAATATCAAAATCATTATCACTCCAACTGTTACTATTACCATTACTGTCACCAATGACGATATTATCTGAATTACTTAATTTATTTTTTATAATTAATAACATTTTAGTCATATAATTATCTAGTCTTTTGATTCTATCGTAATACATAACAGCTTTATTGAAAATTTCAACATTGTCGTTTTCGAGTGCTTCTATACAAGCCATTACAAGATCATATTCAATTGATCTCTTCACATCGAATCTACTTTTGTGATTTTCTACTTTATTTTGTACTTCTTGTGTATCGTATTTATTTTTAATGGGATCTTTATTGGTTAAAATTAATGAAATCATCCATAGATACAATATATATTCTTTAACATGATATTTTAAGGAATCTGTTTTTTCACATAATCTTATCATTTCATTGAGTATATTCAAACAATCTCTATATTTTTCATCCACCATAAGTAATTTTACAGCTTCAAATTTATATTTTGTTGTCGTATGAGGATATGTAGTTATTTCAGAAGCTTTTAAATATGCATCGATAGCATCATCATTATTATTTCTTAAAATTTCAATTCGTGCAGTATATTCCCATATTTCAACTAATTTAGAAAAATATTTATGATCATCAGATAATGTCTCAATTATTTCATGTGTTTTTTTAATACAATAATCATATTCGTTAGTTTTTTCTCCAATTTCAACACATCTCATGCCGTAATCATAATATGTGTAATGGTCATAAACTTTGATACTGCACACCATTATTTTTTCCGCGCAATATAATGCTTCAGCGTACTTCTTAGCAAGTAAACATTTTGCGAAAATAGATTTAAAAATTTCTATAGCATCATCATGCCTTTCTTCAACCGATTTAAAAAAACTAAAATTATTCATTAATTTATCTGCTTTTTTAATATCTTTTTCATGCACAGATCCGGCAAAATTTATTTTTCCTATAGTATCATATTTTTTTGATTTCGATAATTTAACACCGTCCATTTTATGTTAATGATCTTATTGATATCTATATACTATGTATTTAGATATATTTAGATATGTTTAGATATATTTTCATGTAGATATTTTTGTAAATGAATATAAATAAAAAAATCAATTTTTATGCTGTAATATAACATGAAATAAACAATAATGAATTTTTAATCGAGAGAAATTATCTTTTCCCGATACAATTTGCGCATCGAATTATCCATCGCATAGTCAGTTAAATGATCAAGAGGATGAATTATGAATGGAATTGCCAAAAGACCCGTTGCAACAGATCCAACACGAGTGTATTTAACCGCATTCAAAATTTGTGGAAAAACTTTTTTCATTCCGTACAAGTATCCTTTACCAGAAAATTTTACGATAGTGTGTACACTTGCCGCTGGGAAAACCATACTGGCAAATGTGTGCCACACAGCTTTATCGGCACAATTCACCATTGTATGTATGTTCTTTTCGTCCTTACCGAAATGCTCAAATTTTTTATCATTTTGTAGTTTGTTGTTTACGCTCATTGTATGAACAATAGTATCTGCGATAACATAAAGGATTGAAATAGCATATGCTGTATTTACAATTCCAACATGTACGAGAGGTCTGAATGCCTCACCCACTTCGCTTGTGTAAGCGGCAGGACGAACAATTTCTCGTATTCTGTTGATATCATAACCACCACTAGCGTTATTATTTCCAGACAGTTGTGAATTTCCTTCAGATGTGGATACTGGAATTAGAACCGAAACCGGATCAGGAATTTTTGGTGTGGTTTGTTCATTGACATTTTTGACTTCCTTTTTGTGATAAAACCCTCGCAAATATGTCAACATTGCTGCACTTAGTTCCATATAACCAAACGACGAATGGTAAAAGGTACTTGATTATATATTCAAAATTAAATAGAGTATTCTGATATAAGTAATTTCAATATTTTTAATTAAAAAAAATTGAACATTATAATATCCTGTATTATGTATGTATTTTTTACATTAAACCATATTCAATTAGAATAGTACATTTACTCAAGTAACAACATAATAAAAAATGGGTCTTGAACTCGGTGAAGCTCTTGCTGCATGTTGTGCGTGCCTCGGCGGTTGCGGTCTTGTTCTTTTTATGGTCGCTCTCGTACTTTCGGAGCTTGGATTCGCCATTGCCGGATCAGTTATTTTGGGACAAAATAATGGAATTATGAATGGTCCTTGGCATGTCTGGATTTATGTTTTGGTTCAGGTACTTCTTCTTTACATCTCCTTCTTTGGTCTGGCCAATGACCAACGTACAAAAACTGAAACGGACAGTAACGGGAAAAAAACTACTGTCACAGTTTCAAAAAGCTCTGGTATCATCAATATTGCTATGTTCGGTATCTCCATTTGGGGTCTAGTTATTTACAACCAAATGGATTCAGTTAATCGTGAAATGTATCAAACGCTTTATCCATCTCTCCTGCTTTATCTGCAGGCTGTTACCACATACTTCCTTATTCTTTACATCATTGTGGCTGTATTCGCAGTACTTACTTGTTGTGGATTGTGTCTTGGTTCTTGCGCGAATTCCTCCAGTAACAGCCGCAGCAATTTTTCTTTCCCTTGATTTAAAACATTTTAAATCAAGATATTATTTTTTTATTACATAAAATTATTTTATTTTATTACATAAAATTGATTATTTCATTCTATTGTTGTTACTTATTGGCATATCAGTATGATAATTATAATAATTACGTTGGTCAGTATAAAAAAATACAATGTCTCAATTGTTTAAACTATTCAGTAGGGGTATATTTATCTTATGTTCTATAATTTGCCTTACAAATTTTATTTCCGTTGGTGGTGGAGTTTCCATTTTAGTAATAAATCAAGAAGCAATGGGACGTGTTTGGAAAGTGTGGGGTTATGTTCTTTTACAAACTGTTTTAACTTTTTCTTCAACATTGTTCATTTTTGGTTCATTAATTTCCATATACAGGATACGCAATGTAACAAACTCAATAAATTATGATAGACAATTGATCGGAGTAATCGATTTTTCGGAATTAGTACGAATACCATCCCATATTATTAGACAAAAAATGTTAACACATTTTGCATGTATATTTTACGGTGTAAATATAGCAATATCATCTTTGGGACAAATAATTTATTATAATATTGATCCCATGTCATTAACATTTTATACTAAATTTTATCCATCGCTGTGGATCTTCATCGAAATATTATCAATGTATTTTTTCGTACTTTACGGTATAACTACATTATTACTGATACCATTTACTATACTAAATTTCTATCTCATTCCCTGTTGTTATAGTAAATGTAATTCATTTGGAATTAATAATAATATTTTCAGAAATGATATGTCGTCCGGTGATTATAGTGATGGTGATTCGATATAAAATAAAATAAAATTAAACAAAATTAGATACCACAGCAAATATTTTTGTATTTTAGTTTATCTGGATCAGTCCTTGTCGGATCTATTGATCCGTAGTGACGATTCGGATCGACCAATGTTATACCTACCTGATTATTTTTCATATCATTTTTGAAATTATTATAAATTTCTTGTGTTAGCTGTATGAATGCTTCGTTTGAAAATTTTGATCCGTATACATTGGTTTTTGACGATACTTCAATATAATTCATTCCGTATTCTTCAGCAACCTTTAATGCTTCTTCGGTACTTACAACTCTATGATTAATTAAGTCAGCCTTCGTTCCAACTAGTAAAATTATAGAATTTGTAGGTCCATACTCTCTCACTTCATGAACCCATGTATGAATATTAGCAAATGATTTCCTGTTCGTTATATCAAAACACAAAAGAACTCCAGCAGCACTACGATAATATGAACGTGTTATCGATTTAAAAGTTTCTTGTCCAGCAGTATCCCATATAGTTAATTTAATAGGAGTTTTGTCTTCAACATTTATAACAATTGATCCAAATTCTACACCTATGGTTAAATCATGAGATGGATTAAATTTATTATCGGTAAATCGTAATAACATACTTGATTTACCAACACCGCTATCCCCCACTAATATAGTCTTGAATACTAATTTGTGTGTTGTCATTTGTATACTATATTATATTGTTTATTTTATATTAAAATGTGTATATACATTTTAATATTCAAATATTTTTAAAATATTGAAATATATTGATATTAGTTAATATATTTTATATATATTTGTTACAATACGCACAAACAAATCTCCTAATATGGATCAAAACAAAGAAAAAGAAAATGAAGTAAGCCACATTGATATCGGGAGAGATTTAGACCTATTTTTTTTTGATGAAGTTTCGCCTGGATCGTGTTTTTTCCTTCCACGAGGAACAACTCTACTAAATAATTTGATAAATTTAATGCGTGGTTTATATAAAAAATATGGATACAAAGAAGTAAGTACGCCAGTAATGTGTGATAAAAAATTATGGATTACTTCTGGTCATTATGATAAATATAAAGAAAATATGTTTCACATAGACAACAATATTAATGAACAATACGAGTTCAGTATTTGTCCCATGAATTGTCCTAAACATATTATTATGTTCAAACATATGAATCCTTCTTATCGCGACCTGCCTATACGTTTAGCTGATTTTGGCATTCTCCATAGAAACGAACTATCAGGTAGTATTACTGGATTAACACGTCAAAGAATGTTCAGACAAGATGATTCACATACAATTTGTATGGAAAGTCAAATTGAAGAAGAAATAAAAGGAATTTTGCAGATGTTAAAACAAGTCTATGGATTGTTTGGATTAAAATATGAAATGGTACTTTCTACGCGTCCAGAAAAATTTATTGGGACGCTTGAATTATGGGAAAAGTCAGAACAAATACTGAAGAAATGTATTTTAGAAAATACAGATATTCTTAATATTGACGAGGGTGGTGGTGCATTTTATGGTAATAAAATAGATATTCTTGTTGAAGATTCGCGCAAAAGAAAACATCAATTGGGCACTATTCAATTAGATTTTAATTTACCAGAAAGATTTGGTTTAAAATATAAAACTAGTTCAACAAATTCAGACAATTCAGACAATTCAGACAATTCAGACAATTCAGATAATTTTGAAAAATTATTTGCGACCCCGGTAATGATTCATAAAGCAATTTTTGGATCCTTGGAGCGTTTTATTGCTATTTTATTAGAACACACTAATGGTAATTTACCATTTGTTATTTCACCAAGACAAATCGTGATCCTACCTGTTTCTGAAAAGCATATTGAATATGCCAAACAATTAAAAAATGATTTTATTTCAAATGACTCAACTAAATATACATCAATAAATATAAACCCGGATGGAATCGACATACTAATCGAGGGCACAATTCCTAAACGTATTCTTACTGCTGAACAGCTTAAATATAATTATATTATTGTTGTAGGCAATAAAGAAATAGAGAAAAATACTGTTTGTGTTAGAAAAGAAGGCAAATTAGCTGAATATTCTTTAAATAAATTTTTTGATTTTTTACATGAACATGATGGTGTAGATAAATCAGAATGGATGTGTAAATAATTTTAAATTTATTTTAAATTTATTTTAAATTTATTTATATATACATAGATCACAAAATTATTTCTTTATACATTTCCATAGGTATAGTTATCGAATCACTCGCTGGAACAGCACTTTCAAATGTCGTAACAGGTTTTCCATCTGCTCCGATAACTGTATTGACTTCCTCTCTAAGAATATCTGGTATACCTTCAACACCCAATTGTCTCAATAACTCATTAGCCTCATTATTTTTCTTTCTACTCTCTGCCATTGCGGTCGTACCATATTGCCCGATTAATAATCCAACTGCTCCAATACTTGCTCCTATAAAACCTATAAAACTAAATTCATTTCGGGTCAAATAGGCACTGACAAATGATAATATTACATTGGCTAAAAACATAATTCGTGCTATAACAAATAATATGCCAGCAATTTTCCTCCATTTATATCGGCCTTTAATTGTGTCTCTAATATCTTTAACAAACGCTGGTTGTATTATATCTCTAACAATAAATTTTTTTAATTTTTTTGTTGAAATGTGTCCTTCAGCCATTCCAGTTTCTCCCGTGAAATCATTGCTGTGATTGAATTTCATTTTTTCTATTTGACGTATAATACTATTTGTATTTGTTTTTAATCTTGTCGCATTTTCATCTGTTAATGAATTTTTATGTTTCTGTTCACGATTCAATATATTTCCAAATAAATCATTTTGTTTATCACTACTTTGTTGTTCCTTTGTTTGTATTTGTTCTTTTGGATCGCTTGTGTCTTGATTCCTAAGTTTAATATCAATATCAACATCAGCATCTTTATCCATTATTCTTTTGAATAAATTGTGTTATATCTTAATATAATATTTATTGTTAAAATACATCTATGACATAAATAAATCAATTTTTTTTATTTTTACAATTCCGATAGTATTTTTTCAGTGTTTAATATATAATCAAAGGCCATATCTGTAGATTTTGAATTTAGTCTTCTTTTTGATTTGATGGGTTTGATTTTATCAGTGTTAGCTAACAATTCTGGCATCATATCTGAATCAGACGATGCATATTCTTTATCCGTATCGAATAAATTTATACTATCGGATATTTTACGCAAAATTGATGATTTGTGTCCTTTTGATAATATTGGTGACTCACATTCGAGCGATTCTTGGGAGAAATTTTTAAAACTGTAACGATTAACTTCGTCTTCTGTATGTATCGATATTGGACTTTTTGATAAACTTCTTGAACTACTTCTTGAACTACTTCTTGAACTACTTTTTGATAAACTTCTTGATCTACATTTTTGATTTCTGAATTCATTTGATGTTCTAAAATTTGTTGGACTTGGTGTTTGATTTATTGATTCAAAACTAATAGGACTAGGTGCTTGATTTCTTGATTCAAAACTAATAGGACTAGGTGCTTGAGTTATTGGTTGACTAATTATTCGACGAGTTCGCATTAATTGATTTGATTGATTTGATTGATTTGATTGATTAATAGATATTAATACATCTCTATTTGGTAATTGGTTCAATGCTTTATTAACCATTTCTTTTAATGTTTCATCGTGAGGTATTGTTGAATCATAATTTTGATTTCTTTCGACGAAGGACACTGTATTATTTTCTGTAACAATATCGTATTTAGATATATCTTCAGATATTATTTCGCTCAGTTGTAATTCGTGCAAATACTTTATTTCTTCTATATTATTATTTAATTTATAATTAATTGGTTCCTTTTTTTCAGAGTTTAATATATTTACTTGTAACTTTTTCCGACAAAATGGACATTTAGCATTTTCCATTTTTTTGTCTGTCTTATATAAATTGGCCATTGCCATGACCGACATTGAATGACCACACTTTAGTCTAAATGCATAATAAGGTGCCTCAATCATTGTTATTGGACATTCATTTTTATTTTCAATAAATGTTTCGTGTGCGTTATTATAATGTATATTCAAACCTATTTTTTTAATATTTTTTATAAAATTTTCCCGTAAATTAAGTGTGTTGTAAAAATTATTAATATATTTAAAATTTAGGTGGAGTGTATTTGTCAAAAATATAACATTATTTTGAATTATAGCTTCTTCGGTCACGGTAGTTAAAAAACATTGTGAATTGCCAATCAGTAACGTAAATTTATCATTTTGGGACATAAATATATATTCATAATAATACGATGTCTTATTATGTACACATAGAAATTCGTGATTACTTACGCTAGCTATTTTATAACCGTTAAATTGTCTATTTTTAATTATCTCCTTTGTTAACATAGATATTTTTATCACGTTATCATTACATTTTTTTTCTATATATTTTGTGTAATCAATAACACAATAAATTGTATCAAATATATCACTGACATTCTCCAAACAAAATACATTATTGCATATAGATTTATTGACATTCGATGTATATATTGAATATTCTGAACTATTTACAAATATTGGACTATTTTTCATCGTGAATTCAATAAACTCATTATGTGCTCTCATTCTATTTTTATAAAGTCTTTGTAAATGCCGAATATTATCATTTTGTTTGTCCATGTTTGATCGTATATAAATGAATATATAATTTTATAACATATAATGTCTTTGTTTTTAATTTTCAATTATTTTCAAAATATTACTATAATTATTTAAAATCGAACTTTTTTGAGCGGGATCACTTTTATGATTTTATTATTACTCTTCACTATTATTTTAGTTGAAGGTTTCTTTTTTGCTTTCTCGATTTTTTCTATAGTTAATATATGCGTCTGCTCTGACTCGCCTTTATTTGACACCTCCTTTCCCTTCTTTTTTGAAGTTATTTTCATTGGGGTTATCGGCTTTTCTCTTCCCTCTCT